ACTATTGCTGGGGCAAGACTTTATGAAGATGGCAACTTAAGCATCGTATCAGACATTGCTAAAGGTGGAGTTTTCTCAATGATGGCTTTGGTATTGGTAGAGGGTCGATCACCTTACATCGAAACCAAGCGATTACCTGAGCTTGGGGGAGGAGCTACAGCGATGTACCACTATGACGAATACGCATATGGTGAGCGTGGGTCAGGTCAATGGCTTTATGAAGTTAGGTCAGACGCAGCTTTGCCAACTAGCTAATGAATGAAAGAAGAAGGATTTGGTCAGAAAAACATGGGCCAATTCCAAAGGGATGGGTCGTTCACAACATGAACGGCAATATGGGGGATAACAGGCTAGAGAACCTGGCTTGTATCCCTCGTAAAACAGGACACATAAATGAAGTGATCGCTCCCTATAGGAAGCGAATCAAAAAATTAGAGCTAAAGCTCGAGGAGAAATAGATGGCTACAGTATTAGGAGCAAACGGAAGAATTGAAATGTTTGAAGACTTTCTTGCAGGGGAAGACATTGTTGCTAACACAGCAGTGGGCAGGTCATTTGGTGGTTCAGGATTCAGAGTAATAGGACAGGGGTCTGAAGACACAGACTCAGGTATTACTGTTTTAGAATCTGATGGCCTTAATGGAGTCGGAGATTTTACTACTACCAACGAAGTGGATCACACCATTGCCCTAACAACAGGAAAGGTCTTTGATGTAGGGAAAATGGGAACAATAGTAGCTGAAATTAGAGTGCAATTTGCTGATCTTGATACCAAAGAATTTTATTTTGGGTTTACCGATGTCAACGGAGATACAGCAATACTAGAAGGCGAAAATGTCAGTGCGAATGCTTCTGACGCTTTATTAATCGACCTTCATGCATCTGACTTATGTGGATTTTTTCTGTCTGCTGAACTAACAGATGATGAGGATTGGCACATGGTATACAACGGAGGCACAACTACTGGGGAAACAACAGCAGCAAATATTGATGCTGATGATGATGCCGTAGCTGGAGAGTTTCAGGTACTTCGTTTAGAAATTGCTAATAACGGCACAGCAAGATGGTACATAGATGGGGTTCTAAAGCAGACAAAAACAGGGGCTATTTCTACAAGCACAGATGTTGCTCTTATCGCTATGCTAGAGGCAAAAACTGCTGCTATTGAACACGCCTATGTTGACTATTTGTATGTATCAGCAAACCGAGACTGGACAGTCTAGGAGATTGAATGGTTTCCAGGATTGAATTATCCAGTACCGAAATCATGGGTCATGAGCCTTGTTATTACATTTCAGAGATGAATAAACAGGCTCATGATTCTTCAGGTTTCAGAAGATTTCAAACAATAACTGTTATTAGAAATGACAGGAAGGTGAAATTTGAAAGAGACATCGGAGACTCAAGATTATTCGGTGAACAATTTCAATTAGTCTGTGGAGTTCCAAATGGTAAGGGTGGTGGCGAAGCACTATATACAGTAGAGGAAGCTATAAGGATGGCTCAGACCATGAACCTCAAGCCCCCTGAAATGTCTCAAAGAAAGCCAAGAGATTTAAGACAAATGTATTTGGACAACATAGAAGAAAGAAATAAAAGGAAAAAGGGGTTGAGTGTATTTGGCCCTAAATTCAAAAAGGAGCGAACCTGATGGTAGAAAACAATGAAGTATCTATCCAAGAACAGTTGAGAGATGCAGAAGTTGCAGAAGAGCCTGGAAACATTAAGGCTGGGTCTGTGGTTGGTAGTTCAAATGGAATGACTATGACTGCAACAGAACTACATAGTGCAGGTTATGCGTATGTCTACGATAACTTTACAGGAGATCGCTCTGTAGTAAACAGAAATATGTTGCCTCAACAATTACAGAAAAGACGAACAGATGGCTCTTATGCATTTACTACAAAAAAACCTGAAGGAATCGCCCCTGTTGTAGGAAAACTAAAATGTCGTTTGCACAAAGATGACCCTGATAGGGAGCTTTTTGATTCTTGGGGTCTTCCCTACTGCACTAAAGAAAATTTAACAGCCTCTCATGATTTGAGAGTCCATATGGAAAGACGGCATAGAAGAGAATGGGCAACCATCGATGGCGAAAACAAAGTAAAGGAAAAACAAGAAGAACAAGCTAAAGACAACTTGTTAGCTGAGGCTATCAAGGAACTCGCAGCTTCAAATAGAGCAAGCAATAACAGGAGAACTAATAATGGCGAAAAATAATTTTTCTCCCATACCAAATTCTTTAGTGACTCATGCTGTAACGACTTCAGCAACATCGCTGACAGCACCAGCTAGTGCGAAATACGCTGAGGGTTATGTCAGAACTAACAGTGTTACTGAAACTCGTGATGGAACTGCTCCTACAAATACTAAAGGTAGGACTTGGGCAGCAGGAGACATAATAGTTTTAAGATCAAGAGATGAAGTTACAGGATTTCAGGTCATAAGGCAGAACGATTCCAACGCTGCCACCATAGACTTTGAGTTCTGGAATAAAGTGCCAGGTATGAACTAATGGCAGGGATACTATTACCAGGAAGTGCTAGACCAAGTGGTGGAGACATCGAGGGCGTAACAGCTGGAGATGGATTGTCAGGTGGTGGATCTAGTGGTTCTGTAACGGTAACACTCGATCTTAATGAGCTGACAGCAGCAGCAGTTGCTGATGGTGACTTCATTGCAATTATTGATGCTAATGATTCTAATGCTTCAAGAAAAGAAGCAGTCGCTGACTTAGCTACTTTATTTGCAGGTACTGGGTTAACAGCTTCCAGTTCTGTATTGGCAGTTAATGTAGATGATTCAACTATTGAAACTAACAGCGATGCAATCAGAATAAAAGCTGATGGAGTAGGAGGCGCACAAATTGCTGACGATGCGATTGACAGCGAACACTATACCGATGGCTCAATTGATACAGCTCACATTGCTGACAATCAAGTTACAGCAGCTAAACTTTTTGATTTAGCTCAGGGTAGCATACTTTATGGTAACGCTAGTGCAGCTACAGCAGAACTTACAAAAGGAAGTGCGAACACATTTTTAAAATCTGATGGTACAGATATTGCATGGGCAGCAGCTCCTGCGACAGCAGCAGACGATATTGGTACAGGTGATGGGGCAGTTAACCTTGTAACTACAAGTGGGAACATAACTATAGACGCACAGGCTAATGATGCTGATGTGATAATTAAAGTTGATGATGCTGGAGCATCAATCACTGCTGTTACATTTGATGGGTCTGCTGAAGGTAACGCAATATTTGTAAATGATATTGAATTGAAATCTGATTCTGCTGTTCTTAAATTTGGAGCAGATTTAGATACTACTCTTACTCACACAGATGGTACTGGGCTTACCCTAAATTCAACTAACAAATTAACCTTTGGGGATGCTGCGACATTCATACACCAATCAACAGATGGAACACTGACAATAGATGGCGAAGCGATTATTGATCTCAACGCTAGTACAAGAGTAGATGTTTCAGGAGACTTAAAGGTTGGGGGAGAAGTACAGACAGCCAGTATAGGTTACACAGATGGTGATGACTCTATGACTATTGCTGATGGTGGTGGAGTTACATTTGCACAAAATATTCAAACTGCCGACATTGAATTAGGACACGCTTCTGATACAACTATAGCAAGAAGTGCTTCAGGTACTGTAACTATTGAAGGTTCTGTAATTACTACAGCAGGAGTACAAAATATGTGGATTCCTGCAACAGCTATGACTCCTAGAGACAATGCTGGATGCGCATCTATAACTACAGTTGCAGCAGGAACAAACGGCAGACCTGATTTTCATGTATTAGATTTTGATAAAGATTCGGATGAACACGCACAATTTATGGTAGCCATGCCTAAATCTTGGGATGGTGGAAATATAAATTACTATGTTTATTGGATAGGTATAGCAGCTACTACTGGAGTAGCTTGGGGATTACAGGCTCTCTCTATTAATGATAACGAAGAATTTGACCAAGGATATGGAACAGCAGTAATTGTTCAGGATGACTCTCAAAATGACGCTACTAGATTATTAGTTAGTGCTAAAAGTGGTGATGTTGCTTGTGGTGGTGCTGATGGTGATTTGGTTTGTTTTCAATTTTATAGGGATGTATCAGACGGAAATGACGATATGGCAGGAGATGCTCGGTTAGTAGGTATTTTAATTGAATACACAACTACAGCAGCTACAGACGGATAGGAGTTTTATATGCCTCAATTTGGATATGTAAATATGGGTTTTGGTTCTCACGCTTCTAAAGGTACTGAATATCAATCTATGACTTTTACAAGTAGTGGAGAATTAAAAGTTAATAGTGGTGGAGTATGCGACATATTAGTTGTAGCAGGTGGAGGAGGAGGAGGTGAAGGTCACCTATTTGGTGTAGGAAGTCAAACTGCTGGAGGAGGAGGAGGTGGTGGAGGATTCCGAGTTTTTACTAATGTTACTTTAGATGATGGAGGAACTAATAATACTGAATACGAAGTTAATATTGGTGCTGGAGGTAATAATGGAAATGGAAGTCAATCATATGTTTTTTATAGAAACAGTGCAGGGGATGGGAAATGGTTATCTGAAGACGTAAGTGATGGGGATAACGGAAGACCTGAAGGTGGAGGAAGAGGAGGAAGTCCTACAGGCACAACTAGTGGGGCTGCAGGTGGTTCAGGTGGTGGTGGTGCTTTTTATCATGCAACAGGAATAGGTACTGGTGGAGCAGTCCAAGCTAATTATACAGGAACATCAGGTGCTGATGGAAATGTTGGAGGAGATGCTGTTAGGTTAAGTAGTGGTTCTGCTTATGGGGGTGCAGGTGGAGGTGGTGGAGCAGGTGGTGCTGGACAAGATGGACAAAACCCTGATGATGGAACTGGGTTAATGAATGGTGGAGATGGTGGGGCTGGAAGAGCAAATAGTTTTAGTACAGGTGCAGATGTTACCTATGCTGGAGGTGGTGGTGGAGCAGGCTCATACGCTGGTGGCACTGGGAATGGTGGACACGGAAATGGAGGTGGTGGAGATGCTGGTGAAGGAAATCAAGATGGTGCAGATGGCACAGCTAATACAGGTGGTGGGGCTGGAGCTTCAGGAAATGGAAATAATAATAATGGGTCAGGTGGAAGTGGAATTGTAGTGTTCAGATTTTTAAGTGGTGCAATTACTTTTGATGGTGATACAGATGGCACTTTAAGAACTTATACAGCATAAGGAAATTAAATGGCACATTTTGCAAAACTAGATAGTAATAATATCGTAACAGCAGTATTAGTAGTTTCAGATTCTCATGCTCCTAACGAGGCAGCTGGAATAGCTAAGCTTCAATCTATGGGAATAGGTAAAGACGATAGTGGTAACGCTATTAATTTTGTACAAACAAGCTACAACACTTATGTAGATGTAGCAGATGGAGTTAGCAAACATAAACTAGGTGGTACTCCATTCCGAAGAAAGTACGCCGATATTGGCGATACTTGGGATGCAGCTAATCAACAATTTGTGGAGCCAAGTTAAATGACACAAGACATAAAAGTACAAGATGAGGACATACAGGAATTACTAAAACAATTTCCTGCTGTTCAGAAAGAACTCACGATAATTGCTCAACGAAGAATCATTCGTGAATTAGAACTAGCAAACGAACATCTAATTAAACAGAAAGCAAACATAAAAGAGGTAAAGGTGAGCTAATGCCAACGACTACATGGGCAACAATGCGACAAGACATACTCAGACCTCTTGGTCTAATAACAGGGTCTACAACTACTAATATTTCAGGTAGCAACCTTTTAGTTAAAGATACTGAAATTAGTAGACGTTATCCTGTAGATGATTACTTTAATAACAGATGGTTTATGCAATTAACAGGTAGTTCAACTGCCAATCAAAACAATACAAGACGAGTTTTAGATTACGCACAGACTAGTGGTACGTTTACTTGTGCAGGGGCTTCAGGCAACAGTTGGCCTGCTAGTGAATCAGGCTCTATTACTTACGAGCTTTCACTATTCCACCCTGACGATGTAAAAGAGGCCTATAACGAGGCAAGGGAAATCGTATTCCCTAACATATCAATTATCAGAGATTTAGAAACTATTGTTACTGGCTTAGATCAGTACACATACACAGTCCCATCAACTATCAGATTGATAGACAGAGTGTACAGAGGGAACAGAAGAAACGCTGACTCCAACAACAATTTATTACTTAATGGTGATTTTGAGGAATGGGATGCAGACCAGCTTACTCCAGGTTCACAGAACAACTGGACTTTAGCAGGTTCAGGTGCAACTTTTAACAAAGAAGCACAGACTACAAATCCTGAGAACTACGCAGTATTACATGGAGATAACTCAGGAAGATTACTTGTTCCTGCAAATACCACAGTAACACTTTTGCAGACTTTTACACCTTCATCATCATCGTACACAACTTTGCCAACTGAAGGTCAGGAAGTTAATTTGTCAGCTTGGGTATATTCCAACATTGCAGACAGATTAAAACTTTATATCGGAGGAACAGAGGTAGGCTCATATCATGGGGGAACTGGGTGGGAGCTTATGAAAGCCAGTGCAATTCTTGCTTTTGACGCTACTACAGCAGTTGTTGGTTTAAGTACCACTACTGACGGCTCTACTGCTGCAATGGCTGTATATATAGATGAGATGTGGATGACAATCGGACAAAGCGAAATGATTGATGTCCCATACCAGGAATTGAGAAACTGGGATCATGTCCCACCTGCTGCAGGAGCTAGTAATGGTGGAGTACTTAGATTCCAGGAGCATCTTCCTGACAAATACAGAATAAGAATTGTGGGCCGAGATATTCTCACTGCAGCATCAACAGACTCTACAACGATAGAGATAGATGGTGAACTACTACATCCTGTATACGACAAAGTAAGACAACTTCTGTGTTTGCGCATGGCTGCAGGTGATCCCAACAGTAATTGGACAGAGATGGCTAGGCAATATGAGGCTAGTTATGTGAGAGCTGTAGAAGGAGATTTGGTCGGAGTTAACGCACCCCCAGTAGCAATTCCAAGAATGGTGTTCTAATGGCATTAGATGTAGAAATAAATTCTAAACAGTATTCGTTAATACCTGACAGGGAGAACAATAAAGTTGTCTCCAGACCTGTTCAGCAATTTGTTCAGAGTCAGAAAACCACAGGTAGAACAAGACCTGAAGATGTAGCTAATTACGAGTCTTTTATCATTCCAAATTTGATGAATGGATTTGGCAGAGCAAGAATCAATTCTGATGTGGCATTTGACCCATCTGAATACAGACGATTCTTTGATTCAACCTGTGATACCAGGTGGGCAGACAGAATTTATTTACCTGTACTTTCAGAATCAGCTACTGCTACAAACCTAGATATAGCGAGAGCTAGTGCTGAGTTTAAAGGCGAGACAAATGTCTTGTTTGAATCGGCAGGAACTGTTGTAAATAGACAATTCACAGGAGCTAGTGACACTTGGGAAAATGGTGGGGATGTAAACTCTCCATACAGAAGCATCACAACAGACAATAGTAATCATAGTGCAAACAGCTACACAGTTTCACATACAACAACAGGTGAAAACAGATGTTTAGTTGTTGTTCTACAACTCGAAAGGCAAGGAATAGACCCTTCAAGTATTACATATGATGGTGTCGCTTTAACTAAAGGTGAAAGTACTGCTAGTACAGGTGCTATGTATACAGCTATCTACTATTTAGTTAATCCCACTATTGGTACAAACAACCTTGTTGTTACATGGATAACTGGTGGTGGAACTCAATTTGCTGCAGAAGATTACGCATACATTCATGCTATCAATTTAGTTGGTATAGATCAGGACAGCCCTGTCAGAAACTCAGAAAAAACTACAAATACAGGAACTTCGATAACAGATGATATTACAACTGTTGCAGGAGATTTTGTTATCTCATCCATGGTAGTAGAGGATGATCCAGCAGTAACTGTAGGAGCAAACCAAACCTCTATATATGCTATCCAAAGTGGAGCAGATGTTTTTGCCTACAACATATCTTTTGAAAAGGCTACAACCACAACTACAACAATGTCTTATAGTTTTGGTGCATCCGAGCCTGCACATTTAGTAACAGTAGCTTTTGTTCTTGGCAGATCAGGTGATGAGGCAGCAGTTGGGTTAGACATGATTACCCATAAAAACAAACTGA